GCCAACGTCTCGGTGCGCAAAGCAGTGGGCGACATCGCCATGGAGTACCGGGCTCGCACGCCGGATGAGCTGCTCGAACTTATGCGCAAGCTGGATGGTTTGCATCACTATCCTTTCCCTGCCAATCAGCCTGATGTTCTCGACGAAGCTCTGGCGATCATAGATCGCGAACAGAATGCCGGCCGATCCGCTGAACCGGATCGTACTTGAGTACGAACGGGCGATAAAGAGACTCCTGCGGCAGGCGGGCGACCTGTCTACCGACCAGCTGCTCAATCTGTGGACGTCGACTGACTTTCACAATGCCGCGCGCCAGCTGGCTGAGAAGATGGTCGGGCGCGTCTATAACTTCAACGCACGATCGTGGCGCGAAGCGGCCATGCGTGGTACCAGATCGCGCACGATCTATGAAGTCATGCAGCGCGAACTGGCGCAGCGCGGCGGCTGGCTGGGCACCGCGGTCGGGCGGCTGGTGGCCGAGAATGCGCGGCTGATCCGATCCGTTCCTGCTGACATCGCGCGGGAGATCACCGCCTTTGCGGCGGAACAGCAGCAGAGAGGCCTGCGGGCGCCTGACATCGCGCGGGAGATCCGGCGGCGTGCGCCTTACCTGACATGGAACAAGATCCGGCTCATCGCGCGCACGGAAGTCTCGAAAGCGGAAACCGCTCTGACACAGGCGCGGTCGCAGGACCTCGGACTCGACTGGTACGAATGGCAGACTTCGGAAGACCAGCGCGTGCGCGTCTCGCACCGCAACATGAATCACGTGCTGGTGAACTGGAACGATCCGCCGCCGCCTGAAGCCCTGGTGGGCGAACGGAGTACTCTGGGCCGCTATCACGCGGGCGGCTGTCCCAATTGCCGGTGCGTCGCCCTGCCTATGGTCTCGCTCGCTGAGATCCGCTTTCCGACGCGCGTTTTCTATAACGGCTCACTGACCCGGATGACGAAGGCGCAGTTCTCGCGCATCGCCGGGTTGCCGGCCGCCGCATAACTTAACAGCTCACAGGCGTTAAGTTATCCTGACGCCTCCCATTCGCAGTAGTCGGCTCGTGCAGCAGCCGGGGCGGAACCGAATGGGCTCTTCGCCCCGGACCTTTCACAGATCGGGGAATGCGTTGACCCGATTGATCCAGCCTTTCAGGAAACGCGCGAGCGCGGGCTGGTTCGCGACCAGCCTCTGGTAGTAGGCGATGCGGCCTGACTTGTAGCGCCGGTAGACTTCGACGGGATCGAGCTTCGACAGCGCGGCAAGCGAAGCCGGTCCGACAACCCCGTCAACCGGCAGCTGACATCCGAGATCGTTCATGACTCGCTGCAGCAGCTTCGTGGCATTGTTCCCGGCGTTCACATAGAAGTCGCAGACGATCGACGCCAGTTCCTGATGGGCGATCTGATCGCCGCACACCTTATCCCAGTAGAGTTCCCGGTAGATCTTACCGGCGTGCTCGTCTGTCAGCTGACTGAGATTCTCCAGAGTCGGATCCTGTCCGAGCAGCCGGCCTGAGCAGCTGGCGAACGTGTTCAGGGTAATGCCCTTGTTGGTCGCGCCGCCCGGGTCGGCCGGGTCGTCGACGAAACCGCCTTCGAACTTCAGAACCACCGGCAGGAACAAATTGAATTCGGCCATGAATCCATGATGATCGACTGGGTCAAGATCAGCCAGGACGCAGGCACGGCTTTCTTTAACTGGGCCAATGCCGTGCGCATAAGCATGGGACTCGGCGGCGGCGTGGGAGTGATCAAGCTGCTGGCTCACATCCCGGCGCCTCGCCTCGGCAGCATGGTCTGGGGCACCTTCTTCGATCTGATGGCGGACATCGTCAGTAACGGGCGCGTCGGCGAGCGGCGCAAAGCGGATGGCGAGATCGTTTACATCATCAAACCGCCGCGGCCCAAAGCAACCCCGGAACCGGCTGCGGTGGTCACCTATGAAACCGCAGCGATGGACAAACCGGACGACAAGTCGGCCGACAAGTCGCCCGACAAACCTTTGAAACCGCTGATTTACCGGACTGACAAAGCCGATGACAAGGCCGATGACGACGAACACGGCAAAGGCGGCTAAACTGAGCGTCATGGTACCTCTGGCGGCTCTCGATCCCAAGCTTACAGCGGAAGGGATCCTGACGTTCGACTGTCCGGCCTGCACGCCCGGGCTGCCGACCAGCAAAGCCAAAGATTCGAGCGACCAGCATCGGCTGCGCGTGCCGCTGACGCCGGCGAAGAAGAACCAGCGCGGCTATGCGTGGGACCATACGGGCGAATTTCCGCACACGCTCACTCTCACACCCTCGGTCGACGCGGGCTGCTGGCACGGCTTCATCACCGGCGGCCAGGCGATGTCGGTTAACGAACAGCCGCAGACCGGTCCTGTCACACTGAGGCGGAATGTCTGAAGGCGCTATGTCCGGCAGTGACGAATGCGACTGGGGAGACTGGCCTGGGCCTGTCGAGAGCATTCTGCCGGAAGGCTGGCGCTGGCAAGCACCATCCCAGCTGGAGCTGGCGCAAATGGCTGATGAAGCTGTTGAACCTTTATGAAATTCATTCGCGCGATCGTACTGCTCTTACCGGCCTGCGGCTGGCTCTCGCTCGAGGCGCAGCCGCCGATAAACTCGCGTGACCGGATCACTCGCACGATGTTGAGAGCGGAGGGTATGGCCTGTCAGGGGATCACCGGCAGAACCGGCGAGCACTCCAGCGCATATCTGGCGTGGTATGCACCTTACGATCCGACGACGGGACTGGGCGGTGTTTGTCATGGCGCTGTAGCCGAGCTGTTGGGTTTGTTCTTCTCCCGCGCGGATGAACCGACTATCCGCCAGGCGATCTCTGGCATGAAAGCGGCGGTCGCCGCCTCTGCGCTGCAGGCGAATGAGCGTCCGATCGTGAATGCGTCGGTGGCGATGATTGAAACTTTCGCCAACATTTATATCAATTACCTGCATAATCCTCAGTAGAATGGCTTGAATGCCGAAAGGCGTTCACACTAACCATTGCGGCGGAAAGCGCCCGACTTGTTACTGTGGCGTCTGTCTGACGTGCCGCCATCGAGCCTACGATGCCAAAAGCCGCCTCCGTAAAAAGATCAGCGATGCCATCTCGGACGACGAACTCACGCTCAGGCTCATCGAAAAGTTCTTTGCCGCCGGATGGGACGACGACGGATCCGCCGGTTTCGCCTCCTGAAGCCGCCGCGCCGGTCGAAGAAGACTCCATCGCCTGGAGCGGGCGCACCAGCCTGCAGCATATGATTCCTGTCTTTCTGACGCGCTTCGACGCGCGGCGCAAACATCACTAACTGCCCGGCGCCTTTCCGATAGCGTTCGTATATCGCTTGTATTTCAACTTACTCAATGCCTTCTCAGGTCATGACGCCCAGCGGCCTTGCCCGCCTGGACCAGTTCGGTGTTGTGCCGCGCGGCGTGGGCCGGCGCTACCACGTCAACGACGCGCATGCCATGGCCAACGGCCTGCATCCGGCCTCGCAGTCCGGCCGCATGACGGCCTCGGCGCTCGATTACTTCACCAACGCGGCGGCGCGCATGGGCTGGGGCACGCCCAGCCTGACCGAAGCGACCGAGTACAACCTCGTCCGGCTCAGCTTCAACTACATGCTGCTGATCACGATGTTCCGGAATCACTGGATTTCCCGGCGCATCGTCGAGGTACCGGCCAAGGACATGGTCCGGGCGTGGCCGCGCCTTACTTCTGACATCGATCCGGACGATATCTCGCGCATCGACCGCTCGATCCGGCGCACGCGCGTCAAATCGCGGATTCTCGATGCCATCCGCTGGGCCCGTCTGTTCGGCGGCGCGGGCTGTCTCATCGTGATCGACGGCCATGAGAACCGCCTTGATGAACCGATCGATCTCGATACCGTCGAACCGGGCGCGTTCCGCGGCCTGATTCCTTTCGATATGTGGTCGGGTATCACGCCACAGGATGGCGTCTCGACCAACATCAAAAAGCCGCTGAATTTCGGCCTGCCTGAAAAGTACGCGGTCGGTTCGCCGGACGGCGGCGGCAATTTTGAAGTACACTCCAGCCGCATCCTGCGCTTCATCGGCCCCAGTGTGCCGACACCTGAGCTGCAGGCGCAATCCTACTGGGGCATCTCGGCGCTCGAGCCGTCTTACGAGGAGATCCGCAAGCGGGATAACCTTTCCTGGAATATCCTGTCTGTCTCGTTCCGCGCCAACTTACTCGGCATCACCTTTCCCGAACTGGCTCAGGCTCTCTCGGGCGCATCGATGAACATCAACGCGCTGGTGGCGTTCGAACAGCGCATGCAGGCGATGAATCAGATGCTCTCGAACCAGTCCATGCTGATGCTGCCGAAGGACGGCGACCTGAAAACGGTCACTCAGAACATGACCGGCTGGGCCGATGTCTATCAGCAGTTCCAGCTCGACATCGCGGGCGCGGCGCAGATCCCGGTAACACGCCTGTTCGGGCGCACGCTGACCGGCCTCGGCCAGTCCAACGATGCCGACGAGCGCATCTATGAAGAGTTCATCGCCATGGAACAGGACGAGCAGCTGCGGCCCGCGCTCGACTTGCTCTATCCCGTCATCTGTATGTCGGAGATCGGCGATCATCCTTCCGATCTTGACCTCACCTTCCCGTCGATTCGCGTTCTCGACGACAAAGAGAAGGTCGATATGGCGAAGACCGTCGGAGACAACGTGGTCAGCCTGTTCAATTCCGGCATCTATGACCGCCCGATGGCGCTCAAGGAGATCAAACAGTCCTCGAGCCTGACCGGGTTCGGCACTAACATCACCGACGAAGACGTCGAGAAGGCCGAAAAAGAGGCTGAAATGATGCCCCCTCCGGGCGAAGGTATGCCTGGTATGCCTGGTATGCCGGGCGCTCCCGGTGCTGGACCCGGCGGCGCACCGATGCCGGCCAAAGCCGGTCCTGGCGCACCCGGGCATCGACCGGGCGGCGCGGAAATGACGCGACCGAAAGCCGAAGGCGGGCCCACGCCTGGCGGCGGCTCGCCGCTTGAAACAGTCCGTGGCGCGCGCCGGGTCAAAGCGCAGCCTGCGCCAGCGCCTCAACGCAAAGCGCCTGCCGGCCAGCGGTCTGAGCGGGATCCCGGCAAAGTGGCTGACTTTGCGGCACGCCGCCGTACTGCTGACGCGGCTCCTGTCGTCGGAGATCTGGACTTTAACGGCATTCCGGTCGCGCTCGAGTACTTCGCCGGCTCACGGCGGCAACTGAGAAATCCGGAAGGCGACGTGGTCTATGACCGGGTTCTGCCGAACCACTACGGGTTCATTCGCAATACCATCGGGCGCGACGGCGACGAAATTGACGTGATCCTGGGAACAGACCCGGCTGCAGACTCGGCCTATGTGATCGACATGATCGATCTGGGGCCTGACGAAGCCGCGCGGGAAGACGAAGACAAGGTCTTACTCGGATTCCCCAGCGCACGCGCAGCGCGTGATGCCTTTCTCGCGATGTATCCGCCCAGCTTCCTCGGCAACATGGACGCTATGTCGATGGAGGACTTCCGGAGTAACTGGCTCAAGCAATGATCGCGACCGATCGGCGCAGCCGCTTCCATCGCGCGCTCGACCGGATCCTCGATAGCGCATGGGTCGAGGGCGAGCACAAGCGCGGCCAGCCAAAGAACGCCGGACAATTCGCCTCGGGCGGCAGTTCGGCAAAGGCGAAGCCGCCGGCCGAGCACCATGAGGGCGAAGGTGAGATCTTCGTCAGCCCGAACGTCAAAGAGAACCTGAGTTTCGCTGAAGCGAAGGCGGGCCTTGCGAGCGAGCGGCAGCGCCAGATGCACCGCATGGCGGTGCATCTGACTCACCAGTTCACCAAACACGCGTCCGTCGAGAACGTGATCGGCGACTGGTCGGACGGCGCGGAGAATTCGATGTTCGTGCAGACGGACATCAAAGACCGGTCTACCTTGCGCTATCTCGCGGCGAAGATGGGTCAGGCGGCCGAGCAGAAGGCTGTCATCCCGTTCCTTGTTTCAACCTCTGGCAAGGACTCGCTCTGGACGATCCGCATGGGATCGCAGGATCTCGAGGAAACGCGGCGAAAGCTGGATGAGAGTGGCCTCGCCTTCCGCACGCTCGACACGCACGGCGGCTGGACTTACATCCACGTCTTCGATCCGGGTTCTGCGCTGCGATCGAACGTAACAAAAGCGGCGGGCGAACTGGGCGGCGAGGTGACTGTGGCAAAGGGTGACGGCGAGTTTCTCGGAGGCGAAACCAGAGATGAAGGAATCAAAGCCTACCAGCAGGTCATCGAAGACTACCGCAAAGCCGGTGGCCGTGAAGGACGTAACCGGGCAAATGATCAGACAGGGCAATACCGGCCTGATTTTTACGGGCGCGCGCAAGAAAGCCGAAAAGTAAGGTTCCATCGCGCGCTCGACCGCATGCTTCAGGCACGCGATGAGTGGGTCGAGTCGGAACACAAGCGAGGGCAGCCTGAGAACGCGGGCCAGTTCGCGTCCGGTGGCGCTGGCGCCAAACCTGCCGAAAAGAGCCTGGGCGCCAGACGCAGGTCCGCGGCTCGCCGCGCTCATCTGAAGCGCAAAGCCAACCGGGAAGCTGCCGCTAACAAGGCGATGGGCGCGCCTTCGAGACCGCCTGAGCCGGGGCCTGCCGCGCCACAGAAGCCGAAGCCTGCCAGCTGGCGCGTGCGTGCGGCGCATAAGGCCTGGGAAGGCATGCGGGCCAGGCGCGAAGCCGCGCTGCAGGGCGGGGCAGTGGCGAAGCATCCGATGCCTCAGAAGGGATCGCCGCAGCGTGCTGCCGGTGCCAGTCCAAAGCAGGCCAAACGCGAAAGCGATCTGGCGTCGCCAAAGCCTGTGGCCAGGAACAATCTCGACAAAGGCGGGATCAACAAACTGAAGTGGCTTGTCACTCTTGAGAACGGCAAAAAGGCCGTATTTAAAGGCAATCGTGGCGAGTACAGGGATAAAGTTAATCCTGTTCGTCCGAATATCACCTGGGGCTTTCAGGGGCCGCGTGAGAACGCAGCCTGGCAGATCGCCAAGCTCGTCGACCTGGACGATCTGGTGCCGGCCAATGTAATTCGCAAAATCGGGGACGAAGAGGGCGTCCTTATCGAGTTTCATGAGGGGAAAGAAGCCCAGGAGTTTCCTGCTGATCAACGCTACGACGGCAGGCGGGATCTTGCGCGCGCTGCAGCTTTCGATTTCATCATCGGCAATGAAGACCGGCATACCGGAAACTGGATGATCGGGAAAAAAGAGGACGGATCCGATCAGCTGGTGCTGATCGACCACGGCCTCGCCTTTCCGGACAAGGGCACCTTCTATCCAGTCGCCAATAACAACAAGTTACTGAAACGCATGTCCGACGAAATCGGAGGAACGCCTGGCCCGGAAATCGTCGAACCTTACGTGAAAAACAAGGCCGCGATCCTGTCTGCTCTACGCACGGCTCGCTTACCGGAAGGGGCAGTAAAAGGCGTGGCTGAGCGCATCGATGCGCTGGGATCCGGCAAGAACTGGACCCGGCTGTACGAAGGAAGCTATCATGCGGCCGGACCAATGAAGGCGCAACCTCCTGCCGCGGTCGCCGCGCCGAAGCAGCCGGGAACATCGACCAGGGCGGCTATGGAGCATCTGAGGCGTGCTCTGGCAAAGAACAACCCGGCACAGGTGGCTAACAGATGACCATCGACATTTACACTCTTACCGCTGATGGTCAGGTCAACGCGGGAAGCGTCTGGCTGGAGGACGGCCGGATCCAGCACAAAGCGGCGAAGCCTGAGTTCGAAAACCTGCTCACAAATCTGGCCGAGGAAGACTTTAAGGTGAATGGCGTCGATATCTCGCCTCAAAAGACGCCGGAAGAGTGGCTGAAGAAACTGCCGATGCTCCTCTCGGGCGCTTACCTGACGGCGGCGGCGCGGCCTGACAGAGCGAACGACCGACGCACGCGGCTGCACCGTGCGCTCGACCGGATCCTGATTCGAAAGCGGGCATAAGAGTGACGCGCGAAGGCTTTCGCCGTGCGCTCGACCGCGCGATCGATAACGGACACGAGCTGACCCGGCGGGCAAAGCAGTATCTGGCGAACGATACTTCTGAAGCGGCGCGTAAGGCCTGGATCACGCGCAGAGCGGGGCGCGCAGCACTGCCGCCGCCAGGTCAACCTCGGGTGAAAGCGGCTGAGCCGCCCAAAGCTGCACCTGTCGCGCTTCCTCCGCAACCGGCCCCGGCCGGCGTGATGCCAAAGCCGGATAACTGGGCTCAGATGTCGCCCGGGAAGAAAGCCGCATGGACTAAAGCGGCGCGCCTGATGGCCGGTATCGGCATGGCGCTGCCGAAACCGCTGGCCAAAGCTCCCGCTGCGCCGGGTGCAAAGCGAACCGCCTTCGAAGGTATCGCGCGATCCTCGAAGCTCACATTGAACGTGCCTGTCGAGAACGCGCAGCAGATCGCCAGCATCGCCGACAAGCTCAACCTGACCGGCCTGATGGAGAAATGGCCGCTCAACAAATTTGTTTTCGATAACTGGAAGACGGCGCAAAAGGGAGTCCGCGGATGGTACCGGGCGAAGTTCGAGCCGGCGGGCATCGGAAGCGAATTGCATGTGGCAGGCGAATTAACCATGGAGCCGTGGAAGGGTATCGGCGCACGTTACTTCCCGGACGAATGGAGCGAAACGTACAGGCCGAATGCCAGCAGCACGGGTAAAGACATACTCGAATCGCGCCAGATCACTTTCACGCACGAACTGGCGCATCATTTCAACACGCGTTTCGACCAGCGGCTGAAGCAGGCGCAGGACGCCGCTTATGCCCATGCTCTGCGGACGAACAGCTGCGTATCCGACTATGCGAAGACCAACAAGCTCGAGTACTTCGCGGAAACGTGGGCTTACTATCACTTCCACCCCGACATTCTCAAGCGGGCGGATCCGGTCGGCTATAACCTGGTGGCCCAAGCCAAAGACTACCTCGCGAATGCACCGGTAGGGACGCGAAAGGCGGCATGATGGCGCAATCCGAACCCGACTGGGAAGCCTTGCAGGTGATCGGCTACGAGCTCGATCTGGCGCTCGAGAAAGGCCTGACGCGTGAAGAGTGGCAGAAGCTTTACGACCGCGCCGTCGAAGCCAGCCGGGGCCAGCTGGATTTGACTGAGTTCGTGGTCAATGAGGCGGATCCAGGATGGCTGCCTTAGCGAATCGCTCGCGTTTCCATCGGGCACTCGACCGGATGCTCGATACCACCGCGGCGGCGCGGAAGGCGTGGGAAACGCGCAGGCACGGCGGCAGGATCGAAGAACCGGCAAAGCCGCAACTGACAAGGAAACAGAAGGAGGAAGCCAAGCATAAAGCGTGGCTTAAGACTCTGCAGCGTCCGGAAGATCATCCGGAGTGGCCGAGGGACCATTGTCCGAGAGGGGCCTGGTGTGTGCCTCCCTCCGAGAAAGAGCTGCTCAAAGAGGCTCAGCGAAGGGCGAAGTACGGGCCTGCGCCGCCTCCGGTGTCGGCAGTCCCCCCGCCGCCGGGTTACACCGATCTCGGGCTGATCCCTGATGAGAGCAAACAGGACGCGGCAGCCAAAGCCCTGCGACCCCAAGTCAACAAGCCAATGACTCTGACCCCGGCGGAAAAAAAATCGATCAAAAGTTATGGCGAGCTCGACTTCGACTCGATGAATGGCGGTTTGCGCGAGGGCGAGAGCGACTGGCTGAAAGATCCTGAAGTCCAGACGCTGACCGGGCTGATCGATAAGTCGCGGACGGCGAAGGATGTAATCGTCTACCGCGGCCTGCGCGATATGCCGAGTGCCCTCCGGAAGACTTTAACCAGCGGCGGCGTATTCACAGACAGGGGCTTCGTCTCTACCTCGCTCGCTCGAGAAGCGGCAGAGACTTTCCCAAAAGGGTTCGGGGATGACTGGGTGATGCGGATCCAGGTTCCGAAGGGCAGCAAAGGTTACATGCTTCCGACCGGCGATGAATATGAGTTGCTGCTGCAGCGCGGTTCCAGGTTCAAGATCGGCAAGATCGAAAAACCGCGCAAGGGCGAGGAAGGCCTGAATCCTTACATCGTCAACATGAAGCTCGTCGGAGTGGCGAAGTGAAGGACCTGAGCCGCTTCAGCGTCGCTTTCTCCGATCTTGAGTTCGATCCTCCGACTGCCTCTGACCGGCGCGACCGCCTGCATAGCGCGCTCGACCGGATGCTCGATTACATCTACCGCGCCTATGATGGGGCGTTCGTCGAGCAGGAGCATCCGCGCGGCCACCGCGGAAATCCGGGCCAGTTCGTTAAGAAGGGCGGCGGCGCACAACCGGCGCACCGGCAGGAGCGGCCTTCGCCGGCCCATGGCCGCACGATGCTGGCTCGCGTGGCTAAGGGCGCGGTCAAAGCAGGGCCGCCGGTCAAGCTGACGCCGACTACGGAACGCGCCTGGTCGGGCGGCGTGATGCCGAAGCAGTCCGGGCAGAAACTGTCGAAGCTCGAGACGGGTGAGATCGGAGAGAAGGCTGTCATCTCCTGGCTGCAGGCGCATGGTGAGAAGGATGCGCGACCGCTCAACACGAAAAACAATAACTATCCGGTCGACCTGATTCACGACAGCGAGATCATCGAGGTCAAATCCGGCCGCGCCGATAACCAGAAGACGGCGCAGCACTGGCGGGCTACCATCGGCGAAACCTCCGATGCGGAAAAGGCGTGGATTGCGACCGCCAGCCGCGAAGAGAAGGCCAAAGCCAACGAAGTAAAATCGCAGCTGATCATCAAACGCAAGAATGATGTGCTCGCCGAATTGCAGAAACTGTCCGGAATCAAGGTCAAAAATATGACCTGGACTACCCTCGTGAATCCGGAGACGAACACGATCGACATCTACAAATTTCCCGGCTGGCACTCTTACATCAAGTGGACCGACCCGGGCGTGAAAGATGCCTATATAGGGTCTTTCAAGTGGAAATATGCCTGATCGCGAGCCCGATGAAGACGAGCTGCTCGCGCAGCTGCCGGCCAGCTATCCCGAAGAGGCGAAGCAGGCTTTCCTTGAATCGCTCGACGATTACATGGATGAGTGGACCGCCGATGTCCTGAAGCATCTCAAAGAAACCGGCGCGCTTAAAAAGAAGCAGCAATGACCCATGTGGGAAATCACGCAGACGCGCACCGGCAAGGACGGGAACTGTTTCGCCGCCTGTATCAGTTCCATCTTTGAGATTCCGCTCGAAGAGATTCCGGAGTTCGGGGATGCGAGCTTTCTCGATGACGTGGATACCTTCCTCGAGCCGCGCGGCCTTTACTATGTGCAGGTCCCGCTCGACGACGAAAGCCTGAGCGTCGTATTCCGGAAAGGCCACATTCTCTCGACCATCGAAGGACTCTCGCCGCGCGGCGGTCTGCACGCGTGCGTGGCGCTCAACGGCAAACTGATCTGGGATCCGCACCCGCAGGACGGCACCGGGCGCGGCCTTGTGCGCGAGGACTGTTACGGCCTGTTCGGGGCGCGGCCCAGGCTCTTCATGAGCGCACGGAAGGTCATCCAGGCGCAGTCGGCGGACATACTGACCTCGATCCGCGGCAAACGCCGCCTCAAAGTAGCGAAGTGAAATGACTCTTACGCAACCTCATCTGTACGACGTTTCGACTGCCGCCAACTTCAGAGACTGGGGGCAGTCGATTGGCCTCGCCATCGCCTCGTTCGGATGGATTCAGACCGCCGACACCGGCCAGGTGAACTGGGCGACCGTTGCCGCGCCAGCCGCCGGCACGTTCGTCTATGAGATCTGGCGGCCCGGTGACGCGCTGACACCTTTCTATGTGAAGCTCGAATTCGGCAACAATTCGGGCGGCAATGGTCCGGCGATCCGCATCTCATCCGGCTCGGGCACGAACGGCGCGGGCGTATTGACGGGCGTTCTGAGTAATGTGCGCAATATTGTGGGTCTCGTGGGCAACCAGGGCGCTATCACGTATGTGTGCAACTACTCAGGCGATCCGTCTTACTTCGCTGTCTGCATGTGGCACTCGGGAGGCAGTAACTGTGTCTTCGCCTTTGAACGGTCGCGCAACGCTTATGGTCAGGCGACCCCGGCTTACTGGACGCAATACCAGTGCGTCGGCGATGCCGGTTCCGCGACACGCCCCACGGCTTCGATGCAATCCGTCGTATTCGGAGTAGGCGCGGCGCAGGAGGGAAGTTCCGCCACCGAACCGCTGGCGTTCAACTGTATCGTCGGACCGGCGACCACCTCGTCGTCGACCGGCGTCGAATCGAGCCAGTCGCTGCTGTTCAACAATCAGATCGGCATCAGTCCGGTTTTCCCCTACGTGGGATATTTCGACTACCCCGGTCTGGTCTTCGTTATGATCCCCATGGCCGATTTCACGGATGCCTATCCTGCCGGTCCCAT